AACAATCTTTTCTTTATTAGAAGAATGAATTTTATCATGACAATCTTCACAAACTGTCAATAAATTTGCACGATGATTTTTATGGAATGTACCAATAAATCCATTTTCATCCGCATCTTTCTGAGGACTTAAATGGTGAGTTTCTTCGCCCATTTTCTTTTCACACATTTCACATTTACCCCTTAATTTATCTGAATTATAAACACTAGATGAACTTGATAATTCACCTCGTGTTTCTGGATAATATTTGTTTCGCAATGAATATGCTAGTTCTAAGAAATCATTTTCCAAATATAAAGATTTACATACTTCTAGACCGTAAATTCGTGGTCCAGACCCATTTCTAAGTTTTCTATCATAAACCAAACAATCGTCTTCTCTATCATAATGAACCGCCATATGCATTGACGTTACATTACTAAGATTCATAATTTCATCAAATTTAAGAATTTCATGGAAATGCGTAGCAAAAATAAAGGAACACTCTTTTTTAGATAATTCAATAAGTCCCGCTACAAATATGCTAAGAGCAGATTCAGTTTCAGTACCTGAACATAACTCATCGCCTAAAATTAAGCTATTTTTATCTGCCATCTTTAAAATTACTCTCAGTTCAGACATTTCTACTGCAAAGGTTGAAAGGCCTTTGAAAATATTATCGTTACCTAGAATTCTTGAATAAATAGCAGTGTACGGTTTAAAAATAAATTGAGAACATGGCACAAACATTCCAGACTGTGCCATTATTACTGCGACCCCTCCTGCTCTAATTAAACTAGTTTTTCCTACAGCATTAGTACCGTACAAAAGAATACCTTTATCTTTTTCTCCTATTGATAAATCATTCGCAACATATATTTCGTTCTGTTGTATATGTTCTATTAAACAATGTCTCAAATCATAGAAATTTACATAGGAAGAATCTGCTTCTGAGTCAATTATTGGTTTACAATAATTATATTCGTGCGCTAAATATGTTTTACATTGTAGAACATCTATTTTAGCAATAAAACTTATCAATTGTTCTATTTTATCTAACCATTTTATCTCAATTTCTGAAAGTACTTTTAAATAAGCTTCCGAAATAAGTATGTTTATTACATCTTTTAGTTGTAACATTTCCTTGGATACCTTATTTAATTCTGATAATTCAATATCCATAGTGGTAGATGATGACCCAGCAGACTTAAATTTAATATCTGATAAATGAATAGATATATTATTAGATAGAGTAACTCTACCTTCGGATGTTGTTTTCGTGATGATGTTAGTAAGAATTTGTTGTAAAACCTTGGACCGTTTGTTCGTAATCTGTAAACCAGAACCAGATTTATCCGTTTTATGTATACTTACATAATCAGTATCTTGGGTTTTTTCATTTACCTGCATAAGTTCATTCAAATAATTCCGAATTAACAAAAACGTTTCATTACATTTATTGTATTTTTCTACAGCAGAATCTAATTTTTCAGAAACACCGGTTTGTATAAAATTTGCATCAAAGTTGGACATGGACGATATTTTTTCCGACACATCTATAATTAAATTCTTACTTAAAAAAGCATTTATATCTTCGCACATCTTATCAATAAGATTGTAAGCAGATAAATCAGAATTTTCTGCTGATTTGATTTCGTCACAAAGATAGTCACAAACATCAGGTAATTCAAACAAACATGTGTTTATTTGTTTCACTAAATCAACAGATTTATACAAGTTAGCAACTGACGACGGATTTAATTTCTTTAAAACTAATTGACGAGTAATTTTTTCAATATCTTTAATCTTAATTAACATTTTACGAAACGATTCTATTATAATATAATTATCTTGGGTTAACATTTTAGAAATCATTTCATATTCTTTATTTAACCAATTTGTATCAAAAGTTGGATTTGTTAATTGATATTGGAATTTACGTTTACCAATAGAAGAGCAGCATTTATTTAGAAAAGATAAAATAGAAGAATATTGACCCTTTCCTCTGGTATTGTTCATCGTTTCTTCATCTATTATATTTAGTTGCATAAGTGTATGATTTGCCAAAATCATTCTATCAGAAGTATTATTAAAAACAGGAATACTTATTTTACGTACTAAATCGGGATTATGCTCTTGTAAAAAATTTAACAAATAACAAAATGATTGTGTAGCCATAGTGTTTAAATGAAACTCACTACATAAATCATAGGTCTCTTCGTTGTAAAATGTGGTTAAAATCTGTTTTATGTATCGTTGGCTCTCACAATTGGTTACTTTTTCGTTTTTTGAATCTATGGTATTAATTTTATGTATACAATGTGTTCGTATTCCACTAAATTGTATTATTTTATCTATTTCATTGTTATTAAATGGTGAAATCATTATGACCTCACTAGGACAATATACTGAGACGCATCGTTCTAATTCATCAAAAGTAGTATTATTCATTAAAAAGGTATTACGATTTTCAGAAATAAATGATTTCCCGGTAAAAACATTAATCACAGCCAATCCAAATACAATAGTATCTTTCATTTTGGACACGTTCATATTATTACTACTATTTATTAGTGGCTTGGACAAATGCATCCAAATGCACATTACATTATTAGTTATCTGTGGAGAACTATCAGTGTCGCAGCATAAATATGTACCCGGACTATAAATTTTATCTACTACACGGTTATATTTACCATCTTTTCTCTGTTCTTTTTCTTGAACATAAACTATAACTGTATATCCACTGTCTAATAGTTTTGGTAAATATTTATCTAATAAATATGTCTGAAATCCAGCCATTACTACTTGTCCTAATTTATCTATTACGTTTTTTTTAGGAGCAATATTCATTTGACAAACTTCAGAAAATTCCACTATTTTATTGTTTACATAATTACCACTTGTTTTAGATAATATACTATAAACTTCAAAGAAACTACCACATTGCATCAGTACAATGCTTTTTTTACCATATTTTTCTTCATATTCATTGGTATATTTTAAATATTCAGAGTGTAATTTATCTTCGGTATCAGCGGATACACGTGATTTTGACATATGTTATACTTGTTTAAACTGTTATTTTTATGTTTTTTCATAATATGTTTAAAAAATTGATTAAATAATATAGCAATATTGTAATTAGCAAACAAAACTACAAAATTAATAATGTTGATGGATGAGATAGATGAAAATGATGAATATGGACATTTCATTGATATTGAAGAGGAGTATTATAATGATTTTAACCACATAATTGAAATCGGAGAAGATATTGTTATAGAAGAAAAACAAAACAATAATAAATTTGTTAGCCTATTTTACTTTATGGCAACAAGCTTCTTATTTGTCAAACTATGGGTAATGGATGAAATAACTCAATAATTTATTTAGGTCCATTAATAAAATTATACAGTAAATTGTCAGGGTTATGATTATTTAGTTCTCCACACATTAAAATTGAACTCTCGTACATTTTACGCAATACGTCATTTGGCGATATTGTTCCTACTTTTATTAATCCCTGTTTTATTAAATGTTTTTTTACTTCCTCAATGGATACTTGTTTAAGTAATTGAGATTTAGTAGTAATATTACTACGTATTGTTTTATTTGACACTAGTACAGATACTTTTGGAAATATTTTAGATTTTCCGACTTTATATGTTCTTCGTATGGTCTTTTTTCTTTTCATTTTTTTAGGTTTGTAATTTTGTTTTATTTGTTGTAATTTTTGCTCTATTTGTTTCATATTATTAACCCTATTCATGCTATCATTTAATTTTTTATCTATTACATCATTGCGAATTTCTGTAGTCAATGGTTTAACGTTATTAATATTTCCACCAGAAACAATTGGATTATTAAATACTTTCTGTGTTTTATTCATATAATTCCTATAAGTTGGTAATTGACCATTCTTTAAACATCCATAGTTTGGTTGACCAAGTAAAGTGTTGTTTACGACAGGGTTTAATAAAATATTACTTGGTCTTAAAGATGTGTTTATTATTGAATTGGTAACTTCTTTTATAGGGTTACTCGGTACAAAAGTATTAGTATTATTATCACTAAATGAATCAATTGAAGGATGATACAGTAAGGAATTAGTTGTCGGATATTGTTTTAATGTAGTGTTTTTTGGAGTATGGTTAATTGTGGTTTTTTCGGTTAAATTTTGTAAAAATTTTTGTGCTTCCTCAAATTCTTTATTAAACACACTTGATTCTTCCGATTTTGAAGGCACTGTTTGTTTTTTTTTGTCGTCAAACAAATTATTATAACGTTCTTCTTGATGTTGACGAATCATTTTTAAAATAGATTTTTTCTTAAGACTTTCATTTTTTTTCTTTTGAGATGGCTGTTTGATTTTTATTCCATCAGTTTGTTCCGATGGTTTTTTTTTACGAGTTTTATTAGATACTTTAAATAAATTCATATCAATATTTATTTTCTTTTGTTCCGACATTTGATTTAAATATATATATTATATATTTACATCTACCTATTATAAAACGAATATTGTCCTAAATTCTATGTGTAAAGTCCAAAAATAATTTTCTCCTTTTTTATATTCTTATTCTTCAAAAATATTTCATATCCTTTATTAATATCGTTTATTGAAATACCTTTTCGTAACTCTTTATCCTTACCATAAATACGTCGGCCATGACATATTTTTGTATAGGTAAAAAGTAACTCCATATCACGACCAAAACTTTTAAAATTATCTTTACGTTCAATAAACCACTTCTCTTTAATAGCGTCTTCATTTTCAAATCGCCACTCTTGGTCTACTACTTTTTTCTTAAATATATTCATCAATTCTAATGAACTATATTCATCCATTGTAAAACGCCAAATAAATCTAGATTGCAATCCCTTATTAACTCTAAAAAACGTTTCATTTAATTCGTCCTCATAACCAGCAATTATTACCATTAAGTCATTTTTATGGTCACTTAATGATTCACATATAGTATCTAAACATTCCTTTGAATAACTATCTTCTCTTTCGCTATTTGCTAATGAATATGCTTCATCTATAAACAGAACCCCTCCTATACATTCTTCAATAACCTTTTTCGTTTTAATAGCAGTTTGTCCCAAATATCCACCAATTAAATCACTTCTAGTTACCTTTTTAAAAACATTGTTTTTTAATATACCCATCTTAGAATACATTTTTCCAATTATCTTAGCAATCTCAGTTTTCCCTGTTCCTGGAGGACCATAAATTGCGGTGTGTTTAAAATCACCAGAATCTTTCCCAATATGCAAATTTTGAATAAAATACAATAATTGGTCTACTATTGATT